AGCTTTGCTGTTGGTCGCGCACGTAAGGGACGATCCTAGTTTGGATTTTTGCTAAAGTTTGGTTATGGCACTGAAAAACCCAATGTTTTAACGCTCAAAGACCAAGTTTAGAAACGTTTTTTAGGCCGAAAATGACCATATAAACCTTTAATAGAGGGCTAGAAACACCAATAAAATCAATGACTTAAAAGAATAGTGTGTCAAAAAGTGTGTCAAAATCAAGAAAGGGGGGCGGTATGGTCGATCCCCGAGTTGCATTTTGGGAATTACAGTTACTCACCTATCCGAGAAATCTTAGCAAAATTGAAAACGTCAGGAAACCTAATGGGACGCTTACCAAGAAAATCTTTACCACCTGAGAAAAAGCTTACACCCGCACAAGTGGGCAGACTTCGTGCTGACATAATGTCAAAAGTATCAGAGCAACTAACTGAAGCTCACGAAGTTGTAATGGGAAGACACGAAGAAGGGTGGAACCCAACCCAAGCTCGTGTATTCGCTGCACTACTCAACAAGGTCATGCCCGATCTAACTGCACAGTTCGTTCAGCATGAACATCTAACTACAGAAACGCCCGACAAATTATCTCGCGCCCAGCTAGAGGAAATCGCTATGGGCATGAACAACATATTAGATGCGGAAGTTGTAACGGAAGGAGAGATGGATGCTGACAGCACAAGACGCAGCTAAACACCTTCTTAAATTAAAGAGGGCAGAGGAAAGTTTTGACGGTTTCATCCGACTTCACAATCCGAAGTGGAAGTTACCAGACTTTCACAGCAAACTTATCGGTGCATTGGACAATTTAGAGAAGGGTATCGGCCCACGTAACCTTTTAATCACCATGCCGCCACGACACGGCAAGTCTACATTCGGGAGTGTGTTCTTTCCAGCGTACTTTATGGCACGAAAACCCTCACGTTTCATCATGTCCACGTCCTATAACAGCCAACTTGCCACAGATTTTGGGCGACAAGTACGCGATTTAGTGAACGATCCCCTCACAATACAAGCATTTCCAGACCTAGAAATGTCTCAAGACAGCCGTGCAGTAGACAATTGGCGTACAACAGGGGGTGGGGGTGGCTATTTTATTGGTGTTGGCGGCACAACAACGGGCCGCGCAGCTAACATTTTACTAGTAGACGACCCTCTCAAGTCCCGTGAAGAGGCAGAAAGCGCAACGCAGCGCAACAAAGTGTGGGATTTTTATGTATCTGGTCTATCAACTCGTCTTCAACCCGACCTAGACGGGCAAGCTCCATCACAAATAATCATCCTAACTCGCTGGCATCCCGACGATATAGCTGGTCGGCTGATGGAAACCGCTGATTGGCGCGAGGGTAGATGGGAACACATCAACTTCCAAGCGATCACAGATAAAGTAGTCAGAGGTGTAGAGGGCAAAGACCGTCGCCAACTGCCACCCGACGATCCCGAACACATTACAAATGAACAAGCTCGTAATATCAGCAAACGAAAAAGGTACTTGCCTGTTACCGAAAGAATTGCGTTATGGCCTGATAGATTTTCTCTTGAGGATCTTGAGCGACGTGAACGGCTAAACCCCCGCGAGTTTGCATCTCTCTATCAACAGTCCCCCTACATCGAAGGTGGTAATTTAATTAAGGCTCAGTGGTGGAGAAAGTACCCAGCCGATATGAAGCCAGAGAAATTCTCTACTTTAATCATCGCAGCCGACACAGCATTCAAGGTCAAGTCAACATCTGACTATTCTGTAATGATCACAATGGGACTCGACAAGTCGGGCGACATTTACATTGTAGACATACACCGTGACCGTTACGAGTTTCCCGATCTCAAGCGCAAGATGATCATGCTCAACAACCAATGGCGCGGCAAAGGATTGCGCGGCATCTACATCGAAGACAAGGCTTCGGGGCAATCCTTGATCCAAGAACTCAAGCGGGAAAGCGGTGTGTCCGTAATCCCGTACCGCATATCGACAGATAAAGTTACCCGCCTATCGGCGGTCTTACCATTAATAGAAGGTGGTCGTGTACTGATACCAGACAATGCGCCTTGGCTAGATGCTTTCCATGATGAATGCCAAACGTTTCCTTCTGGAAAACACGACGATCAGATTGACGCTTTATCCATAGGTTTAGACGTACTCGCTCGAACACCAAGCACAGGCGAATATTACAAACCACCTTCCTTCAGCACATCCGATAAAGACAGTGGCATCTTTTCCTACAAGTCCGATCTCAACTCAGGTCTATCATGGCGCAATTGGGGTGAATAATCGGGACGACTAGGGGGGGAAATAAAAGGTAAAAAGAAAACATGAGCCTAACTACGACGAACTACAGAGCCGAGTACACTCCATTGAATGATGGTATTGTCGTCGATCTTTCGGATCACGCAAATAAGTTACTTGCATATCAAGACATATCATCTGATCTGTCTGATGATCAGGAAAACAAGCTTGTAGACTATGTAAAGTCTGCAATGCAAATGTCGTATGATCGAATATCAAGGCGACATACACACTGGAATGAAGCAGACCGCGCCCATGACGTTTACGTTAGGCCAGATGCTACATCATTTCGAGAGAAAGCGGTTATCGCTGACACCCGTGCTATTGCAGATACGGTACTAACCTATCTCATGGCGGCTCTTACGGGCCGCAATCCAATGTTTCAGTTAGAAGGATTAAACAGGAAGTCCCGCAAATCGTCGGCTATCATTGAGCGTTTGTTGCACCAGCAAATGCGCAGAACAGCGGGGGAAGCGAGACTTGCACAGCACCTTCTTGATTGTATCCGATATGGGTACGCGCCCACCAAAGTCACTTGGGATAATTCCAACAGGACCAACACGATCACAAACTTTGATCCGAGGCGCGTATTCCACGATCCGCGTGTCCAGTGGGGCGATTGGGAGAGAATGCAGTACATCATTTTCTCCGACTATTCATCCTTTGACGCTTTGCTCCAAACGGGGATGTATCCCAAGCTCAATCAGTACCCCGCGCTCCGCAATCGTTTATCCCCTCCTTCGGGTGGCTGGGACGGTCACAAGTGGCACAAGGAAGCGGGACGCGGATTATCAATAGATCCAGCCGAAAGAAATAGGCGGGAGAATGGTGGAAGTTATTTTACTCTTGGCGACAGCCGAGTAGTAGACGAAATGTGGGTTCGACTAGCTGGCTATGAAGTAAACCTCCCCAACATAGACCACTTGTGGATGGTAGTTACGGTATTGGACGAAAACGTAATCATTCGCGCACAGTTAAACCCATATGGTAGGCAGTTCCCTACCGTGATAGGCGGCTTGTACCACGATGCGCACAAGACTTATTCGCAATCTCTGTATGATTTGCTTCTCCCGCTGCACGACATTGCGACTTGGTTGCTTCGCAGCCGTATCGACAACGTGCAAGCCGCCCTATCTAATCTAATTTTTGTTGATCCTACGCAAATCGCAATAGGCGACTTGATAGATAGAAACCCACACGGCTTAGTCCGTACCATGCCTGGGGCTAAACCAGGAGAGGGTGTATTTGTAGCACAAGTTCCAGACGTAACACGCGGTCATTGGAACGATATTGAAGCTATGTCTCAACTCAAGCAACGTTTATCAGCGGCCTCTGATGCCCAGCAAGGTATGCCTACAGCCGAGGGCGGTGTAAGAACCGCAACGGAAATTCAAAGGCTAACCCAGCTAGGTTCCCAGCGTTTAGGCGTATTGTCTCGCATTATATCATCTACTTCAGTCCGACCAATGGTGAGAATGATGGTATCGAATGTGCAAGATTTCTTTGCGTCTGATGGTTCTATACGACTTGGCGTAGAGGACGCAGCGGGTCCAGTAGCTAATATGGTTGATGATGGCTATTTAGATTTCAAAATCTCTGACATCCAAGGTGAGATTGACTACCTCGTAGTAGACGGGACACTCCCCCTCGAACCCACCCGCAACGCCGAGACATGGATCAACATGCTCAAAGTCTTAAACGAAACTGGCATGGCTATGGAGTACAATGGCGGCAAGGTGGTCGAGGAAGCAATCCGCGCAATGGGGATAGCAGACCTAGATCAGTTTAAGATCAGCAAAGAGCAACAACAGCAAGGTCCAACGCCATCACAGGAAATGATGTTGATGGAAAAGGCTAGGGGTGCATCTGTTCAACCCGCACAAAATATTCAGCGTGAAGTTGAGAAAGGAAACTTGGTTCCAATGAGAGGAAACCAAAAATGACAAACCCACCACATAGTAGACATTGGGCTTCACAGGTTGAGGCAACAACTCGTGAATACGTCAACGCCCGTATTAATGAGGAATTAACTCCGATTAGGGACGACATAGAGGCACTTCGCGGTGCATTATTGTCTCTGAGAGAAACGGCGCAGTTAAACTCAGGAAACTTGATTGGTCGTTTAAACAATATGGAAGAACTA